TCGATGTCGTGGTCGATGATCGCGGTCGCCTCGTCGAACGGCTGGATGATGCCATGCCCGGCGGACGATGCCTCGTTGACGGCGCGAAACTGAGGATTGGCCAGCGCCGCTTCGCGGAAGCCGACATATTTGGAGCCGCGCAGGCCCTCGAACGGCATCACCTCGAACACGTCGGAATACTGCGTGAACATCTCGATGACGGTTCGCCGGACGTCCTCGTTGGAGAAGCCCTTCGCGTATTCCGGCAGGGTCATCAGGTTATTGACGGCCATCGATCAGATCCTTCCGTTAAGCCGCGCGAGGGTCTTTCCAGGCCGGCATTTCGGCCTGGTTGAACTTGCGGGAGTAGTCGAGCTTCTGCGCCGGCGACATCTTGGCGACCTCTTCCGGCGTCGCGCGGCCGGCGGGCAGCGGAGCCTCGCGGCCGCGGGCCGAATAGTTGGTGCCGCCCGGATTGGTGATGCGCGCGACCAGCTTCTCGGCGATCTCGACATCCTTGGCGGTGAACATCCGCGACGCGAGCTGCATCCCTTCGGCTTCGCCGAGCAGGGACTTGAAGACGGTCGTCACGGCATCGACGCGGGCAGGTCCCGTGGTGCCGAGCTTGGCGATCTCGGCGTTGCGCGCGGTCGAGACGGATTGCTCGGTGGCGATGCGGTCGCCCGCGATCAGCGCGAGTCCTTCGGCGAAGGCGTCCTGGCTGATGCCGTTCTTGTGCGCCCAGGCCTGCGCCTGCGGCCAAAGAGGGTTGTTGGCGTCCAGCTTGAACTCGACGCCCTGCGGCGCCTGGAACGTTGGGGGCAGTTCGACCTTGTAGGCGTCGGGCGATTGCGGCAGCGACAGCCGGCGGCTCTGCTCGGCGGCGTCGCGCGCGAAAATCTCGTTGAAGTGCGCCGATAGCGCGGCGTCGTCCTTGACCTTGCCGGCACCGGCATCCCAATGCGAATCCGGGATGTACTCAGGCCGGCCCGGCAGGCTCGGCGTTGGGGTGGTCGTCCCAGCCGGCGACGCGGGTGTCGGCGTTGATGCGGCGGGCGCCGGCGCGGGGGCGGGCTGCGCGCTGGGCACCGGGGACGGCGAAGGTGATGGCGTGTCGGTCACTGTCCTCAATTCCTTTGGCCATGAGGCCCATCAGTTCGGCCGCAAAACTGCGGCGGCCCTCGTGGTGTCGCAACGCACCGTCGCTTGGGTCGACGCAGATCGCGCACAGCGCCTTCTGCAGGAAGCGGTAGAGCAGCGCGCCGTCAGCCGTCGCTGCGATGCGGTCGATCGCCTCGATCATCTGCGAGTGGTCAATCATGCGGCGGGACCGGGAATTGGCGGCTGGCCACCGGGCACCGGGCGGTCACCCGTCAGTTGCGACATCTGGTCGACCGCGCCCTTGATCTCGTCCGGCTTGCGCCAGTCGATCAAGGTGATCCGCGCCTTCTTGGCCATTTCCTGCATGGTGTCGCCGCCATCGACGCGCACCTTGAACTCTTCGGGGAAGGTCTGCGCAAACCAGCCGATCATCTGCATGGCCTTCACCACGTCCTGCTGATCGGCCGCGGCCTGTGTCGGGTTGCGCGGCAACGTCGCAATCGCCCGGCCGTCGACCTTGATCGGCTCGATGCTGCCGGCCGCCTCGAGCAGATACTTGAACCGCAGGAAATACTGCGACGGGCCCTCGCGCCAGAACGACATGCCCGGCGTGCCGATCCGCCGCTGCGCGCGCGCCAGCTCGTCCATCCACTGCGTCGCGGTCGGCGGGGTGTCACCGGTCTGCTCGGGATGATCGACGAAATGCAGCTTGCGCAGGTTCTTGATCTTCTCCTCGTACTGGTAGTTGGCCGAATCCGGTGGCGGCGGCTGGTAGATCGCGCGGAACGAATTCTCCTGGCCGACCCGGCACGGATAGGCCATGCCCTCCTCGACGCCCTGGTCCATGTTGACCACGCTGTCGTCCGGATAAATCAGCGGCGGCCGCAGCGACAATGCGCCGTGCTCCATGCGCATCAGCTCGAGCTCGTCGATCTGCCGGAGCGTCGGCAGGCCCTCATAGGTCGGGCCGATGCCATGCGGCCAGTCCGCGGACGGATTGAAGCGGGTCACCAGCAGCGGACAGGATCCCTCGCCCTTCAGCTCCGCGCTGTGCAGCAGCTTGTTGTCCTTCATCAGGACGTGCTGCCAGACCTCGTCATCCTTGCGGTCCCAGAGCCGCCAATAGGCCCAGATGAGCTGGGTGCGATCGGACGGCTTGTCGTCGGTCTTGGACTTCAGCTCCGGGTCCATCTTGGCCCAGATGTCCTCGCCGACCAGTTCGCGGATATAGTGGTTGCGCGTGTAGCGAACCGCGGCTCGGTAATCGACGTCGCCATAGGGCCCGAGGTCGATCTCGAGTTCGCGCAGCGGGATCGCAGAGCAGGTAATCGGCCGGTGCGCGTGCGGCCGCTGGATCCACATGCCGACGGTACAGATGCCGAGGTCCGGCTTGTAGGCCTTGGGGATCTCCGAATAGAAGTTCGAGGCCTTGATGGCGCCGAATATCTTATCCTCGTTGGCGCGCGCGGTCTTCTCGACCTGCTCCCAGACGCCGTCCGGCAGGTCCATGCCTGGACCGTATTCGGCCCACGGCACGGCCTCGGGCAGGAAGGCGTTCACCACCTCGGTGACGAAATCGGCCAGGATGATGAATGCCTGGTCGGTGTTGAGCTCCGGCGCGTCCAGCATTCGCTGGGTGCCGGGCTGGGTCATCGAATTGATCTGGCGCTGGCGGTTCGGCGCGGTGAGGAAGTAGAGCTCCTTGAAGTCGAGCTCGACGTAGGACTTCCATGTGCGCGCGGCCGATAGCCGGTTGACCGCTTGCTGCTCCAGGGTCTCGGCTTCGACCGGGCCGGCGGCGCCGGATTGGGTGTCGGGAGTGGCGGCCATGCGTCAGAACGGCCCCCTGCCCGAGAAGGACGGCCCGCTTCCCGAGGAAAACGGCGAGGCCGAAGCGACAGCCGTCAGCGGCGAGCCGCCGGAATATCCGGCCAACGCAAGGTTGGTGCCGTAGCGCGCCATCAGGCTGGCCATGTCGCCTTGGGTTTTGGTCTGCAGGCCGGCAACCAAGCTGGTTTGCGCCTGCTGCTGTTGTGCGACGAGCGTCGGATCAGGCGCCGGGGGCGGTGGTGGGTCCGTGTTCACAGATCAGCGTCGCTCCTGACTTTCGCAGGTAGCGGTAGAGTTGGCCCGGTGTTGCCGCAACGCACCGCAAGCCGAGCAGATGCTTGACCGAGGAGACGCAATAGAAGCCGAGGCGCGAGGACAGCGAGGGCGTCTGGCCGGCATGTGCGATCTTCAGCATCTCGCAGCCGCGGGTCATGTCGATGATCGCCTGCTGGCCTGTCTGGTCGTTGCGCACCAGCCGCACGCGCGTGCCGGGCCAGGTGACGTCATAGACGATCCAGGCATCGAAGCCCGGGCAATAGCCGAACGCGCAGACGTGCTTCAGCTCGCCGAACGCGATGAATGACAGGAGGCGGCTGGTCGAGGAGCGCGAGAAGACGACGAACCATTCGGTCGGCTCGGAGATCAGCGCGCGGGCAGACATCTCCATCTCACGCTATCACCCTCCGCATGCTCTTGTGGCCCTTCCTGTAGGACACGGCGCGGGCCTCGCTCGCCGGCTTCAGCCCGATCATCGCCCTGCTCTCTCCGGTAGACACGGCAAGGTATTGGAGGCAATCCGCGAGATGGGAGTAAATGTTCTTCTTCGGCTCGTTCTTCAGCTCGCCGTCGCCGCCCTTGACCTTCTCATAGCAATACCGCCCCTCCATGCCGACGATCAGCGTACGGCAAACCGGAGAGATGACGAGCCGCGGCCGGCCGTCATACATGCTATTGCCGAGGTGGTCGACGGCGTCGATGCGGGTGCGGATCAGGTTCTGCTTCACCGGCGCCGGCTGCATCGGCATTCCGTTTGCGCGCCAGATATCGAAGCTGGAGCGCTCGTCGGTCGGCATCTTGTCCGCGCCCTTCGGGTCCCCGTAGAAGCGAACTTTGAATCCAGCGTATCGAGTTTCGAGCCGACGCTTGACCTTCGGCGAAAAGGTCACGGCGCCCTCGTTAAAGCCCTGCATTTCGTCGAGCACATAGACGCGGTTGTTGAACACCTGAGCGAATAACACGGCAGGCGATAGCCCGAAATCGCCGATTACCCACAGGTCATGCCCGGGGATTGGTTCAAGCGCGCGGCCGGCAACATAGACCTCTCGCCGGAACCACGGCCATACCGCCTCGCCGTCCATCACGAGCGCGATCTTGTTCAAGATGCGCGATTTGATCCAGGCGAGCTTCTTACCCTTGATCTGGTTCATGTAGTAGTTCGGCGGTAGATACTTCGCGTTCTCCGCAGCCGGGTTCGGCTTGTAGCCCTCGATCGATTTGCCGTCCGGCGCCATGATCTCAATCAGGCCCGGGGGCTGCATGAAGTAGTCCCAATCTGATGGCCAAGACAGCGCCGCGCGCTCGTCCTCCGGCATGTTCTCCGGCCACTCGACCTCGCCGGTCATCATCGGGATGAAGTGGTCCTCGTCGGGCGCATTCATGTCGGCGATGACGCCAAACCATGTCGGGCCGCCATGGATCATCGCAGGATACCGTCCGGCACGCGACGTCATCTCGTCGAACAGCGTCTTGCCGATGAACTGCAATTCATTAATGTAGAAGCCGGTCGCCTCGAGCGACCGCAGCTTCTTGACGTCGTCTTCCTTGTCGAGCGCGAGGAAGTAGACCTCCATCTCGATGTCGCCGGACCTGATGCGCTGAAAGATCGGCTTCGACATGACGATCCGACCATAGATCTCCTCCGGGAACGTCTCCTTCCATGTGTTCAGCGTGGTGGTGATCAGCTCGGCATAGGTATTGCGCACGACAATCCAGCGCGTTCGGCGAACGCCATCACGAGCCGGCCTCTGTTGCGAGGCGATGGCATAGATTTTAAGGTTGCAGATCTTGGACTTTCCTGAGCCGACCGGACCGCGGATGATCTGCACGAAGGCAGTCGACTGCATCATCCGGGCGAGGACCGAATAATTTATCTCATAGATCGGCCGGCCGTACTGATCGGATTGCTGGGTGGGGGCGTCACTCAATCGTTGACCCGCTCAATGTGCATCTCGTGCAGCATCTGATAGGACAAACCTATCAGCCTATTAGTGATGCTTCCGCGCCGCCACGCGCTCACACTCTCGTCAGCATGCTGCACAACGGCGAAAATCGTATTGATCTCACCAGAGCGGGCCAGTTCCAGCAATCGCTCCGCGGCCTCAACCGCTTCTGGATTTGGTTCTCCAGGCGGCTTGATCTCCTCACCGCGTAGGCTGACGATGCTCATCAATGCTCCGTCGGATTGACCGGTTGCGCGTGGATGTTCGGAAAGAACGGCAGGCCGGGCCGCGGCGGCTCCGGCGTGAACTGGTTTGCCCCGAGCCCGGCCCGCTGCAGCTTCTCGCAGTGCAGCCAGATCATCGTCTGGTCGCGCGGCGTGTGAGGCGTGATCTCGACGCCCTTCCGGCTGATCTTCGCCATCAGCTTGACCTGGATCAGCTCGGCGCCCTGCTCGGGGTCTGGCGATGGTCTCGCCAGATGCCCCTCCTTCAGGACGAACGACTTCACCGGGCCGATCTTCTGAAAATTCTCCGCCCATGCCTGGATCTCCGAGCCATAGCGAAGCAGGAAGAATTCAGGAATGCGGTCGATCTTCACACGGCCCGAGGTGATCATGCCTTCTCCTTCAGCGCGCGCAGCCGCGCCATCAGCTTCGTGATCTCGCCGGTCTCGTGCGGGCGGGCCTGCTGATGCCGGCTATTCATGAACAGGAACATCTCGCCCACGACATCGTGCAGCGAATCCGGCTTTTCCGGCTCCTGCTGCTCGGCCGCGACCTCATGCTGTTCGTTGTCCTGGTCCACGACAAACTCCGGCAGATCGTCCTTGACTTCCCTCTTGTCAGCCATTTCCAACTCTCCTCGTGCTCGGCGGCCGGATCACCGTCTGACCCGGCTCAGCCATAACCATCTCAACGCCGGCTTCCTTCAGAAGTGCCCGCGCCAGCCTGATCGCATTGTCGGGACTGACAACGATCACTTCGCGCCCGAACTCGAGCCTGACGGCGCCATCGAGGCGCCGGCGGATGTGCATCTTGCCGCCCGGGAAGTCGGTCATCGCTTCCTCGGCTCCCACAGATCGCAAGTGTCGTACGGATTGATCAGCCCCTTCACCAACCGGCATTGCCGATCGCCAAGCGGTCCGTACGAATACCGGCAGGTCCCGCAGCGCTTCACGTCATCGCTCGCGCGCCGGTAGTTCACGCTCGTCTTGTCGCGCTTGCCGGCGTCGGCTTCAGTCTCACCAGTCACGTGGCGGGTCCGGCATGTTCAATGCCGCCTCCTCTTCGATCACATCGAGCGCCGCCTGCGCTGCCCGTCGATAATAACTGGCTCGGTCTTCCCCGACCCATAGGCTCGGGTCAACGGCTTCGATCGCTTCAGCGACGCGCTTGATCAAATCCTCTTTGCTCACGACGCCATCCCGTTTTCGTCCCGCGCCAACTCATTCGCCGGCCGCACGTACGCGCCCGCCGCGATCTGCGTCCCCAGCGACGCCACCCGCGAGCCGATCACCTGACCAACCCACCCGAGCCCGTCGTTCTTGTAGCGAATGCCACCGCCCGGCGGCACCGTGTCCGGCTCCTCCGCCAGATACTCCACAAATTCCCGGTGCATGCAGTCCTCGTCGCACCCCGCCGCAACCCAGAAATCGATCACCTGCGCGCACCGCCCATGCGCCACGATGCACAGCGTCTCGCCATGCTCCACCGCGGCCGCAAACACCGGCTCCGCATACGCCAGCAGCCGGCTCGCAAACCCCCGAAAACTCTCCCCGCCCGGCGGCACAACCCCATCATCCGCAACCCACGCCCTGATCTGCGCCACCACATCAGGCGTGGTCACCTTCCCCTCCATCGGTGCCCCCATGTCCCACGACCGCAGCGCC